GCACTCGGCGCGCTGCACCGTTTTAACCATGCGCTGCACCTGGTAGCCGCCGGTTACTGGTTTGGCAGCCTGCTGCCGCTGTTGATCTGCCTGCGCTATCTTGCTCAACCGCAGTGGCGCAGCGACGCGGTGATCACCTTGATACGTTTCTCGCGCTGGGGGCACTTGGCGGTGGCGTTGGTTATCTTGACCGGCATAATTAACAGTTTGATTATTCTCGGCAACTGGCCGCTGGATGTGGCTTCGCCATATCAGCGCCTGTTGTTGTTCAAAACCGCGCTGGTGGCGCTGATGGTCATGGTGGCGCTGGCCAATCGTTACGCCATCGTACCGGCGATGAGCAGCGTACCCAGGCTGGCACAGCGCGGGTTGGTGCTGGCCTGCTGGATTGAGGTTGTGCTGGGCGCATGCGTACTGCTGCTGGTCAGTTTATTTGCAACCTATGCGCCGGTGTAATATTGCGGCTTGCCGGATGCCTATAAACTGCGGGAAAATTGAATCAAATAGCAACCTTAAGGCCATAACATGAAATCGGTATTACTTGGCATCACGCTGCTGGCCACCGCGACCGGCGCGCTGGCGGCAGACCAACTGGTTAACATCACCAAGCTGGAATACGGCAAGCAGTGGGCGTTCACCAAAGAAGAAGTGACGTTGCAATGCCGCAGCGGCGGTGCGCTGTTTGTACTTAACAACAGCACGCTGATGCAATACCCGCTGAACGCCGCAGCAGAAGCGCAGGTGAAAGCAGGGCAGCAGCGCGCCCAGCCGCTGGATGTGATCCTGCTGGATGACGCTGCCAATCCCGGCAAAAAAATGAGCATAGAGCCATACCGTGAGCGCGCCGAGAAGCTGTGCGCGAACTAATGGCTTGCTCCACAATGGCTTAGCCAGAGGTTAATCGGTGCTGAAAAATTGCGCGGAATTAATTTCAAAACGTAACTGTCACCACCCGTGTGCGAGGCTGGCAAAACTAGCGCGGTAAGCTACTCTTAAAGTGCATGGCTGAACAAGCCCTGCACAAAATGCCAACTTTTAGCGCACGGCTCTCTCCCAAGAGCCATTTCCCTAGACCGAATATAGGAATCGTATTCGGTCTTTTTTTGTTTATCATTTTAAAACAGTCATTTACAGTCAAAACAAGCACTTATCACACCTCCTGTTATACCGTATTACACCCTTTTTCTTCCTCTGTCGCCACTTTGCCGCCACTGTCCTTGTACGTCTGTGTCAGTGGGTTGAGCGCTATTGCCTCCTCTAAATGGTCTGGCGCGAAATGGGCGTAGCGCATCGTTACCCTGATATCTGAGTGCCCAAGGATGCGCTGCAAGACTATGATATTCCCCCCACCCATCATGAAGTGGCTAGCAAAGGTATGGCGGAGCACATGCGTCATTTGCCCTTCTGGCAAGGTTATATTCGCCAGTCGCAGAACTCGATAAAATTGCTTGTAGCAAGGATCAAACTCCTTTTCATCCAGTATTGTGAGCTCGTCATATAATTCTTTCGAGATGGGGACCGTTCTGTTTTTCTTCCCTTTGGTGTTGGTATACGTGATTTTATATTTTGATATCTGCGATGGCCTTAGTTTTGCGGCCTCATTCCATCTGGCGCCAGTTGATAGGCATATCTTTACGATGAGTGTTAGCTCTGGGTTGCCATGAGTATGGCAGGCGTTTATCAGTGCTTTTATTTTCTCATTGTTCAGCCATGCCATTTCCTTTTCTGGCTGATCGAACTCCCTGATATTTTCCAGGGGGTTTGGCAAAGACCATTCCCCCAATCTTTTTAATTCGTTGAATACAGCCCGCAAAAAAGCTTGTTCACAGTTAACCGTTCCCGTGCTGACCTTCCTTGTTTCGAGACTGGTGCTATAGCCGTTATCGATTTCTCCGCGCAACCGCTGATCGCGATAATGGGCCCAGTCCCTTGGGGTGATCTCTGATGCTACTGGGTTCCCCATGCCGTTACAGATAATGACTAGTTTTCCGAGCCGCCCTTTTTTGTCGTTTAATGAGCAGCCATGCAGCCTGTACCACAGATCGATCAACTCACTTAGCTTTCGCCTGTCTTCCTTATCGCCCAGCCAGGGCTTGGCCTTTGCTTGGTCGAGCTGATAGCTCTCGAAGGCGAGCGCCTCCCCCTTGGTGGCGAATTGCTTACGGGTACGCTTGCCGCCCCTCCCGTTGTGATAGAACTCGCACAGCCACTTGCCGGTGCTCAATTTTCTTACGGTCATACTCGTAGATCCAGTGAACCAAATTAGACATTGAATACTGTATATAATAACAGTATTCAATGTTTGTGTGCGGCTGGTTCAAACATGGATCAAAAAACCCGCCGTCGGCGGGTTTATGGTTAGAAGTGCAGGGCGGTTTGGCCAGACTTGGATGGGTGCGGTGGCGCCGGGTCAACCTGACCGGGCTTAACAATGGAGCGCACAAAAGTTTCCATCGTGATAAAGACATGACTGCAATTCACGTTTGTGCATTGGTTGTAACGCTCTTTTGTCGTTGCTGTCACTTCGTTACTACTGCGGGTGTGCGCCGCATGGCCACACAAAGGGCATCGCATCATGGTATTAGCCTCTACTGTATCGATATACATACAATAGCACGATGTTTGAAAAAGCGAATATTAAACTTGCAAATCACTCCATATCGAGATCGGTTATCTTCACTTCAAGTTCCAGTGCCGTGGTAAATCCGCCATCTGCCACTGTGTGCGTTACCGTTGTAATCGTCCAACTTGCAGCGTCGATCTGGCGCTTGAAACCCTTTACTGATACCGGTACTTCCGGGTAAAGCTCTGCTCGGCCCTTGGCCAGCGTAATTGAGAATTGCGCGGCGCCGCGTTGGATTCTCTCCCAGTTTGCCTTTGCCGCCCGGCGAGCGTTGGATGCATTTGCGTAGGTTCGACTTAGTACATAAACGTTATCGTCAGTGCCTACCAGGTATTCTCCCTGTTTATCTTGGGCTGGCACTTTTGCGGTGGTCGTCTTACGCTTGCGCTTCCTCTTTACCTTTACCGTTTGTGGTTTTGCCGTTTTTGTGTCGAGCCAACTGGCTGAAACGCCGGTATAGGCATCTCTGTCGGCCAGGGTGAATTGGTGCTCATCACCGTCAGCGCGCACAATTGTCATTGCCGATAGCGGTTTGCCGCTGGCGCTCACGCCTTGGCCCTGCTTGATGAATAGCAGTCTTCCATATTTTACTGCAGCAATCGCACCTACGCGGCGCGCCAGGCGCATAAGGAAGCTGCCATCTGATTCATTCGTTTGGTCGATGTGGTCGATAGTCATAGCGGCCATTTGCGGACTGATGGCCTGCTCCAGTTTATGGCGGGCTGCGAATTGTTTAACGATCTCGCCGATGGTGGTTTTTGAATATGACTTTTCACGCTTGATATTAAGCGTGTTCCTGAAGTCGGCGCTTCTGCCGCGCAGTGTCACCTTGTCCGGCGCGCCGGAATGGCCAATCTCGTCAATAGTGAAGGCGCCTTTATTGATCATTGGTTCGCCTTTCCAGCCCAACTGCAGCTCCAATTTGACACCGCGCGAAGGCAGATCAACAGCGCCATCGGCATCGTCAAGTTCGATATCAAGCTGATCCGCCTCGAATCCGCGGTTGTCTGTCAACGTGAGGGATATCAGCCGGCTTTCCAGTCTTGTGGTTATATCCTTGCCATTAAGAATGATCTTGAACGCGGGCGTGCTATCCCGTCCGCTTAACCAGTCTGGTGTGTTCATGAAAGAAGCCCTCCAATAGCTGTTGCCGCCTGGTCTTTCATGATGCTCAGTTGTTCCTGCAGGTCGCCGAGCATTGTGCCCAGGTCATCATCCACGCGCTTTAACTTAAGCGTGAACTCAATGCGCCGGGCGCCGCCATCCTTGAAGAATACGGACTTGTTAAGATCCAGCCCTTCAATGACAAACATCCCGTAAATGGTCCCGCTACCATCCAGCAAAGACCACGCCTTACCCAGATCGGCGATTGTTTGCAGGGCCAGCAATGACAGGCGTCCGCCGGTGATTTCCGGTAGCAACACGCCGCTGAGTGTAATGACGTCGTTTTCTGGGCCCACATATTGCGCTGAGGGCCGTTTCCCCACTCGATTGTTAGTTGGGTAGCGCCAGGCCATTTGATGCTGCAGCTCCTGATAGGGGACCGTTTCAAGCATAAAGACGTATAACCCGAGTGCCATCATCATAATTCCCACCCCAGATCTCGATCTGAAAAATTACTGCGCGCCTTGGCCGCGTCTTTTTGCATGTGCTCCCGGAGCGCTTTCACAGCATCTGTTGCAACAGCTTTGCCGTTCTGGTTATTCCTGGCATCAACACTGAGATCGATCTTCGGCTGATAGTAGAAATTACCGCCGCTTGGAGCCTTAACTGGTTTCATGCTGGAGCCGGTAAAACGAATGGCCATATCATTGGCCGTGTAACCTGTTGGTGCCGGCTCGCCCACCGAACCATATTTCTGGGCGATGGGGTTATTTTTTAGCAACTCATTCGTCTGGGCTAATGCCTCGTTTTTTTGCGGCAACAGGTCCAGCTTTTCAAGCAACCATTTAAAGCCATCCATGACGGCGCGCAGTGGGGCGGTGATAACGTCCAGTCCTCGCTTCAGGCCAATGCCAATTTTTTCAGCCGCGCTACTGGCCGCCCGTTTTATTTCTTCCCAGGTTTCGCTGGCTTTGACGCTTATGCTTGTCCATACGCCAGAAATATAATCCTTGATGGCCTGCCATTTCTCGCTGGTATATGCACTGATGCTGTCCCAAAGTCTTTTTATTTTCGGCCCCAGGGTGTCCCAATTCATCCAGATATAGATTGCTGCGGCGGCTATTGCTGAAGCTACTGCGAGGATTGGATTCGCAAGCATCATTCTCCCCATCCAGACAATAGCTAAGCCAACTCCTTTAATCGATCTTGCCAAGATAAGCATTATTGACGGCCCCTTAATTCCGAGCATGGCTAAGGCAAAACGGAGTAGAGCAAATGGCCCCAGAATTGCCGCAACACCGAGCATGAGCCCGCCAAATGCCACAGTGATAGCAGTCACTGCAGCTGCTGTTTTCATGAATCCTGCGGCCAATTTAGGGTGTGATTCAATCAGGCGGCGAGTCCATCCAATGGCACCTTTGAACCAGTTGATAATGTCCATCAATGGCGTGCGCAGTTGTTGGCCTAAGTCGCTAAACATATTGGCAAGGCCGGTTTTGAGCAGCAAGTATTGAGACGACAGGGAATCTTTATCGATATTTGATTCCTTTTGCATTGAGCCTTTTGCCTGGCCACCCTCCACCAGTGCCAACTGCCGATCCAGCTCGCCAATGTTATTTGCCAACTTGGCCGCATCGTCCCCGAATTCCTTACCGAATAGCATTGTCATAGCACTGAGATGTTGCGAATCTGGAAGTCGCTTAATACGCGATAACACATCCTTGATAGTACCCACCGCATTTGTCGCTATGCCTTTTTCCAGGTCTTTTGCGTTCAGCCCCAATAGGTCCATACCCTGAATAAAGCGCTTCCCTTGCATTGAAGCAATACCCAATTCACGAATCATAGCTTTGCTTGCTGAAGCCGCCACCTCTGCCGGAGTTCCCAGCGTAAGGAAGGTTGAAGCCAGTGCGGCCGCCTGTTTGTAGTCCAGCTTGTCGGCCACGTCACCCATACGCTGTAGGACGTTAATGATGTCGGCGCCTTTTGATTGGGCGTTATCGTCCAGGTAGTTCAGGGCATCGCCAAGCTCTTCAATCCGTTGAGTTGGAACATGGTAGAGGAATGCTATTTTCCCCAGGTCGTCAGCTAGCTGATCAGCAGGTAGCTCGAATGCTTTGGCCGCTTTTGCCGCAGTCATTGCGAACCCAAGCAGATCGGCTTTCTGTTTAGACCAAGGATCTTTATCGCTCGCGACTCCCATTCTGGCGCCGCCCTCGACCAGTGACGCAAAATCGACAGCGCCATTTTCCATGGGTAGTTGTTCGGCAGCAGCTTTGATAGCTTTTTGCATTTCATAATATTTGGCTGTACGGCCCCCTTTGTCATCCAAAAGAGGGTTAACCTGCTTGGCCACGCCCTTCATTGCATCTTCGATGGCGCTATAGGTTTTCACTGCCGCTAAAACAGGGGCACCCATAGCCACACCTGATGCAACAGTTGCCGCCCCGGTTCCCGCGATGTTGTTTCTCAGCTCTCTGGTTTTGTCATATTGCGCTTTTGCGTCGTTCATTCTGCGCTGTTGCTCGCCAGCGCGTTTTAGTTGGCGCTCCTGCTCCTGCAGCAGCCGGTTATAGCGGGCTGTTTCGTTGGCGATTCTGTTTGTAGCACCGGCGCCATCCGTGGCAGATACCCCCATGCGGTAAAGCTCGGAGCGTACCCGGCCCATTTGAGCGACTTCACTCTTTTGCCTTTGCTCCAGTCGGTCTACCGCGCGCCACTGATCCTCCAGGGCTTTTGTCTGCTTTTTGGTGGGGTTCTCAAGCGCGCCCATTTCACGCGTCATCATCTGGGCTTTCAGCTTGGCGCCAGCCAGCTCGTCGGCTGTTTTCTTAATGGTCGCCTGCAGCGAATTGAAGGTGTTCACCTGGTCGCCAGCGGCGCTCAGTCGCTTCAGTTCATCACGGGAGTTTTTGACGGCAGCGGCCAGCGCTTTATTGCTGGCCTGCATAGTCTTAAAGGGGCGGGTGATTTTGTCCACCGCGTTCAGGATAACCTGCAGTCTTAGATTGCGGTCACTCATCACTTTCTCCGCTTCGAATCAGTGCCCGGTGCCGCCAGTCCCAAAGTTCGGTTAAGGTGAACGGGTACATTTCCGACGGCGGCCAGTGGAAGATGGCGGCGATATCCGCCATCAGGTCTTCAACGGTTAAACCGGCCGGGATTCCAGCGCCGATTTCGGCAACAAAAAACTGACGATGCCGCCGGCCAGTTGCGTAAAGTCAGCCGGATCCATTTCGCTGATTTCCTGCGGCGTCAGTGACGGTGTGGAAACGCGCGGCAATACGGTTGCCACCGCTGAATAATCCATTTCCAGTAGGTCGGCCAGCTTCACACCACGCAGCGCGCCAGACTGAGGCTTAGTTAGTGTGATCTCGGTGATTTCGGTCTTGCCGCGCTGAATTGGGGTGTCCAGTGTCACCTTAGTCGGTTCGGTCATTTGATTGTGCTCCACGATTTTCAGAAAGAAGAGGGCGCCGGCGTTCCGGCGCCGCAGGAATTACAGGCCGATGGCTTGTCGGTGCTCAGCCAGGCGGTCGATTCCGCCAAAGCTCTCGATCATGTTCACCGTATCGATCTCGCAAATTTCTTCGCCTGCGATGGTCAACTTGAAGTAGGTCACCGCGGTAGAAATTTTTGTGGTCGAGTTTTCGCCCTGCTTGTGCTCGCCAAAATCCAGCTCTTTATGGCGGCCGCGGATCACCGCTTCGACCGCCTGCACTTCGCCAGTGTCGTCGCGCTGAATTGAGCCGGTATAACGCAGCATGACGCCATCCAGTTTTGCAACGCCCATCTGCTTAATCGGCAGTGCTTCGATGCCGCCAATTGTCCATTCAATATCAAGCGCGTCGTCATCCAACCCCAGATCGACTTTGGCGCTACCGCTCATGCCGCCGCCGCGGTAGTTCTCAAGCTTGCGCGTCAGCTTTGGCAGCGTCAGTGATTCAACGATCCCCTGCCAGTTGTTCCCCTCATTGAAGAGGTTCAGGTATTTCAATTTGCGTGGTAAGGCCATTGCGTACCCCTTAGCTGTTCACGTTCTGGGTGAAATTGACCAGGTACTGATCAGTGATGCGCTGGCGTAACAGCAGATTTTCCAGCGGTGGTACCGGCGTATAGTCGTAATCAATGACCAGTTTCCCGGCTTTCAGCGTGTCTTTATCGTTCGCTGCGTCATCGATCCAGGCGTTGCCGTCGATGATGTAGCCGGCTGATTTCAGCTCACGGAATTTGGCCTTGATGCCTTCCAGGATATCTTTGGCCAGTGACGGGTGCAGTGGCATGTCAACGGCCCACATGTGCGCCTCTGCCATTGTGTCCGCCAACACCTGCGCAGTGCGGGTGTAGTTTTCAAACTGGAACAATGGATCATCGGAACAGGTGCGGGAGCCCCAGAACTTATAGCCATCCTTGCGGATCAGCGTGGTGACATCGTTCTTGTTCAGCAGGCTGGCATCGGTGGCGCTGTCTTGCAGATCCCAAAACACATCTGCACTGATGCCGGTCACGCCATTAACGCCGACGTTTGACAGCGTTTTGTGCCAACCCGTCTGCTGATCAATTTTAGCGCGCAGCCCTAATGCGCGAGCGGTTGCGAACGCCGTCGCGTCTGCATTGGTCACAGTGTCCCAACTCAAAAAGTCTGGCCAGATCAGCATGGCCTCGCGCTGGCTGAAGTTCTCGCGATAGGCGATAGCTTCGGAAACCGTCTTGCAGCCATAGGCGCTCAGGTAGGCGAATGCGCGCAAGCTTTGTGCTACTGACAGCAATTCAGTGGCGACGGCCTTACTGTCGTGACCAGGCACACCCAAAATACGCGGCTTCACGCCTAACAGACTTTGCGCAGCCAGGAGGGCTTTCATGCCGGTTTTCTTGCCCGTGGTGGCGTCGACGCCGCCAATGATGTTGGTTGTGGTTTCCGCCTCGGTGTCACCTTGCTCGACGCGGATAACAACGGTAACAGGTTTTGCCTGGTCGGCGATGGCGTCCAGGGAGCGGGCGAGGGTGCCGGTTTCTCCGGCCTTGCCGCTGGCAGCCAGGACGTCGGTCAGCAATACAGGGGTGTTGAGCGGGAAGGCCGCAGCATCGGCATCGTCGGCGGTGCAGACCATCCCCACAATTGCGGTGCTTACGGTTGTGATTGTGCGGGTGCCCTCGTTAATTTCGAGGACACGAACGCCATGATGATAATCTTCAGCCATCGGGCGGATCTCCGGGTTAAGGTTTCTCCGCTATGGTGTTCGCTGATGGCGTCAAGTGCATGCGCTGGGCATTGTGTGGAAGCTGGCACAATGGCCAAGAGAATTGCCGTGTGCGTCTATGTTTGCCGGTATGTCCAACACAGTTAATGATGGCTGTGCTGCAGGAAAAAATGAAGCCCCGGAGTGGGGCTTATGCTACACGGTGCCACAACATTTGTAGCTTGTGGCGTTCGACAACGCTGATCGCCTGTCCCTGGCCGAGTGCTTCCGTTTGCGCCCAAACGGTATGAACGTGCGCCGGTACGGTGGCCTCGTGGATATGGTCTTCAGCCTCGCTTGTGTAGTTGCGTTTTCTGTGGCTGTCGTTGTCGGAGCCGACAATATAATCGTCGTCCCACGCCTCGCCGGGCGCGGACATTCCTCCCTGATGCCTGTGCCTACCAGCTGACGTTGTTTGCAGCGTTTGCGCCCCTTGCTCGCTTGTGCTTCCCGACACATTCAGCACTGACTGCGGCAGGTTGGCTCGCGCAATGGTCACGGTATCGCTGCCACCCTGGGTGCCTACGTCGGAACCATCTGCTTTTGCCGTTCTGATCGTCAGATGTTCGCCTGCATACTCCCACTGCGACCACGGCCAGCGTTCGTTAGGATTAAGGCTCTGGTTAAACAGTCGGGAGGTGCCGACCGGGTTATCCAACTCCCATGCCTGACGTATAGCAGTCGCGATGGCAGCTTTGATTGCTGCCGGCGTTGCGGCTAGTTCTTCGCTGTCGCTGTCCGTGGCGCTGCTCAATTGAGTAAAGCCTTTGGCTTCTAACGTGGCGTCTGGGTGGTTACGCGATTGCTCATGGTCTGACAATTGATCATCGGTGTAGTCTTTGACCTTTTCTTCCAGAGTATTGACGTCTTCGACCGTTACCAAAACAACAGACGGATCAGCAATCAGTTCCACCGCCGCCGTGCTGCTAACTTTCAACTGCATCCTGATGATTTGGAAGCGGCCGGAACCTTCTGCCAGCAATGGCTTATAGGTTTCCGGCATGTTGCCAACGGCAATGCATTCGCCATCCTCGGCATATAGCGCCAACTCGCGAAGCCAGAAGCCGCCAATTTGTGGCGGCATAATCATTTCAGCCTCAATGACGCTGGCGTCACTGTCAGCGATCACCAGCTTATTCAGCGCGCCGCGGTACTGCTCTTTGATCAGACTGGCGCTGCCAGCGTTTGGCATCGACAAAAGGCCGCCACCATCGCCAACGGCCATTTCTGCGATGGCTACCGGCTTGCCGGTAGCTGCGGCATTCGCTATGCGTTCCGCTCCAGCGGCAGTGATCAGCGTGAGAAACTTTTTATCGGCCATATCCCCACCTGTTAATTAACGAATTCGCCACGCAGGCTCATGATCGTCTTGATTTTGTCGCGTTTATCTTTCTGATCTTCGGCAGTCAATACGCGGTCATACGCAGCGAAGCATCCCCACGTGCCAGGCAACCCCATATTTTGCTCGGGGCTGGGAGCACCATTAAGAATTAACGGGCGAGCTGACTTGGATCGCTTGGCAATCGGTGTTGCCCTGCGCTCACCGCCGGAGCGTGTTATAGAAGCCTCAGTGTTTGAGACTGTGACAGTGAATCGCGTCCAACCACCTACCGCGCCGCCGTGCTCCACTGATGTCACAGAAATTGTTCCTGCCTGCCCGTTGTTAATATCTCCAGTGGCAACCTGCAAAATCAGCGCACCATTCGGTTCAATGCGCAATTGAATACCTGAAAATGGTGCTACACCAGGATAAAAGTTAGAGAAAATTCGGCCTGAGACTGCCGGCAGATTCATATTGATGCATATAGCAAACGTCATTTCGTCAGTTTCGATAATGCCCGTATCAGCGCCATGCGCCGAGTCAGCAACAGCGATCATTCCGCGCTTGGTAAAATCGTTCTCTGTCACTAGGTCGCGGGCATTTCCGCTGGAATCGTATTTATCTTGCATACCGTATGTGGCGAGGCTGGCATCGTCATTCAGCAGCATTTCCGGCTCAGCTAATTCCAAATCACTGGCATTAACGACGCCATCACAAATAATAATCATACTGCCTCCTGTTTTAATAAACCCATTTGACCAACACCGATGGTTGCCATATTAGCTGCGATAATGACGGTAATTTTCGTGACATTTACTGGGACAATAATGTCGTAGCTGAATGTCATAAATTCACCTGTTGAGTGATTCCACGTTCTAATCCCTGCGAGATTCGTTTTGAATTCGTCGTTCGCTTCGAGATAACAGGCTGTTGAGTTTTTATCTGTAACGTCGGTTTTTACTCTGAAACTGAATGTGCGTTTTTCACCCGGCGTAACGATCACAGTTTGCGATACCCGCGCAATTGTTGTTCCCACGCCTGTTACGGTGAGGACGTTACCGACGACAGCGGGGTCTGTCGAAATAGCGATGCTGCCAGCCTCCACTGTCCAGCCTGCGGGCACACTCGCGGCGACGTCCAGAAACAGCGGGTTAACAATGGCATTTGGCCCGCCGGCGGTCGCAGGGTTGGCAATCGCGAGCTGTGGATATACCGGCATTGTGTACGGCTCCACTGCCTCAGCTAGCGTTTTACCCATGTGAAATGATCCTAGTGAGACAGGGTGTGATGGGTCTGGCTGCCCATTCGGCAGCACACCGTTATAGCCCGGTTTCCATCCATCAGTTACAGGGTCAACTGTCGCGGCACGCATATTAACGAACGGAAACCCCTGCTCAATTGAGAATGCATGTAGAAATGCATTAAGCGCATTTTCACGGCCCTTCAGTTCTGGGTCTTCGTTATTTTGAGCAGCCATCGAACATACAATAGGGATAATTCCGTTCTTTCTGAATTCGTTCAGAATATATTTAATGTTTCCTTTTATTTCCGCTATTGAGAATTTAAAGCTGCCGTCGCTATTTTTTTGAATGACGTCATTACGGCTACCGAGGTATGTGATAAACCGAGGTTTTGCCGCTATTGCGGGTTTTAACTGATCTCGGATCATATCGGCATTTGTATAGCCACCTGTTGCCCATTGTCCGATATATTTAATTCGTCCGCCGCTGAACATGGAAGCCCATACTTGCCACGAACGTGCGTTATACGTCCATCCGCGCGGCTTACCAGCTTCGACTGGATTGCGACCGTTATCCGTTAAGGAGTCACCGAAGCCGCCAAGCGTGTTCTGCAGCAGCCCGATATGTGTTTCCATCGGAATGCCGCGATATTCAAGCGTGCCTGCGCTATCATCGCGGACGGCCAGCAGGCGCTTTCCTCCCGTGACCAGATTAAACAGATACCCCGGACGGGTGCGGCGTAATGCAGATGGGCCGATAATCAGTTCTCGCAGAATATTCATGTAATCGGAGAAGGTTTTACCAGGCATCTCTTTTTCACTGTTCTCATTGATTGAGAACATGCTCTTACCCTGTCGGCTGACAAAATCGACCGGTTTTTTTGAGCGGGGCATTGTCAGCAAGCCACGCGTGCGCTTGTCGGTCGCCGAGGCCAGCAACTCTACAGCCTCAACGAATGCTGCCGTGACAATTTTCTTTCCCGTCGGCGTGACAACCCCGTCTACGTTCTCGTATTGCTCTACCCAATAGTTAGTAATGGGGGAGTTGATCGTAAACAACCGGCGGGTTTCGATGCCGTCAGTGACGGCGCGCTGTGCCTCTTCAGGGCTATCGTATATTTTCGCATCACTCATCACTGACGTGTTTAATTTATCCACGTCATTTTTTAATGCCGCGGTGCGGTTTGCCAACTGCCTTGTCGGAATGTTCGCAATACCATCACGGCCGCCGGACACTTCATCTCCGCGCTTGATCTGATATATCGAATCTTCCCACTTTGCCTCTTCTCTTAATTCAGCCATGTTATTTCCCGGAGTAGTGATAGCTGCCGCCAAAGCGCGGAATGCCGTTGTATTTAATGCTGTCGTCCGGTTCATAGTTGGCCGGGTAAACAGTCACGATATCGCCGTCGTGGATGCTGACTGCGGAGTACACCAGGCAGTTTGTTCTGGTGCTCAAGCTCAGTTGCCAGATATGGCGGCTGACTGGTTTGGCATCGCCAATTAGCCGCTCCAACTCGTTTACAATTTCGGCGGTTATCCCGATGTCCATCACGTCAATCGTTAAACGAAACGTGCCGGCAGGGTCGGCAACTTCCCACCATTCCTCGATCGTCATGGTGTATCCCATGTTTTCGATCACGCGATTAATGGCCGCGACCGTCCCTTTCCGGCGGTGGATGTAAAAGGCGTCTTTAACGGATTTGCGCTTCTCTGCTGCCGTCCATTTTTCATCCCACCGATCGACCGAAAACGCCCAGGCAAGGTAGGGTAGAAAAACAACCGGGCATTTATCCGGATTCCATAGGTCGCGCAGTGGCACGTTAAGATCGCTAACGGCGGAACATGCCTCCGCGGCGCGGCGCTCAAGTGGGGAGGAGCCTGGCGGCAGCAGGCTATTCATCCGATCCACCGATTGCAATGCGGGCATTTGTGCAGTTGGCGGCCTGGGTTTTATCCAGAACCACATCGGCAAGCGGGCTGCGCAGCTCTACACGTTGCACGCCCTGGGTGTGCAGCGCGGCATAGATTGCTGTTAAGCGAATGTCGCGACCAAGGCGCCGCTGCTCGTTGATGTATGCGTTCAGGCGTTTTTGTGCGTCGGCAAGGATTGGCTCCTGTGCCGGCCCCGGATAGACATAAAGCACCGCGTCAACCTCATAGTTGATGATGCTGGCAGATTGAACCGTGAGGCGATCAGCTACAGGCCGCACTGCCTGATCGTTAAGTGCTGTGTCCACTTTCGCCAGCAGTTCAGGGGAGGCCGTTCCATCCCCTTCGCGAGAAAGAATAGTGACAGTGACCAGCGCCGGCGCAGGGCTAATTGCTGATGCGTCAGCAACCTTTCCATCTGCGCTCAGTGCGTGGAACTCATAGGCGCCGGTTGGTCCGGCTACGCTCATTCCCTCGAATGCCGCTGGGATGCGCTGGCGAAAATCTGCATCAGACTCCATTACTGCCTCAACTGGCGGGATGGCTTCACTGTCTGCGGGGGTAATTGTCAGGCGCGGCGTGTTGTTGTTGGCCCCAAGCTGGTCGAGGTCGCTACCGATGGCATACGCCACCATAACGGCCTGTGCAGCCTCGTTGATGCGCTGGCGCAACAGCACTTCTCGGTAGGCATTTTCCTGCAGCAGCATCACGATCGGCTCGGATTCCAGCTCCAAGGTGCGTGCTATGGCCTCGCGCTGATCGTCAGGATAGAGCTCCAGTAGTCGCGCCTTCCTTTCCTCAAGCAGGTTTTCAAAGCTCAGTGTTTCCACTACCTGGGGTGGCGGCAACTGCGAAAGGTCGATCACGCTCATGATGCGCTCCCGTAAGGAATTGAAATATTGACGCTCGCCGTGGTGTCGTTCCTGCTGCCGGAGACGTCCACAATCATTTGGCCGTCAATCTGCGTGGTCACAGTGACGGCCGTCAGTGATACGCGCGGTTCCCAGCGTTTGATAGCGCTGTATGCTGCGGCCATCAGTTGCAATTTGGTTGTGTCGTTTTGAGGCTGATCGATCAGCTCGGACATCAGCGAGCCGAACGGGCGCCGGGTGATCCTGCTGCCGATTGGAGTCAGCAAAATTTTGCTGATTGATTGACGGATGTGATCGATATCTTCGACGGCGCGGCCGCTGTTGGTATTCATGCCCTGATACATCATTTCACCGGTCCTCCCGATATCCCGCCGCCTGTCTCTACGCCACCGTGCGCATGCTCATCAACGACGACGCCATTAGATGTGAAGTGGCCGCCGCTGTGGGTTATGTCGCCTGTCATCGTCCCGCCATCAGTGACTGATAGTTGAGCTGTTTCCAGCAACTGAGTGCATGTGACTTTTGGTGTTTCCAGCCTGATCCCTGTCGCCGCCTTAAACAGCGCTGTTTTCACACCCTCTATGGTCAGTGCGCCAGCTTCGGGGTCATAACTGAACCTGGCACCGTCTGGAAACTCGGCAACCAAGGCCGCAGCAGAATCCGAGGGGGCCGAGTGAGCGTCCGAAAAAATAGCCGGCAGAACAAAGGCGGTTGTCAGCTCGCCAGCCATGCTCAAAATCAGCACCTGCTCCCCGACTGATGGCGCCCACCATGTGCGCGCACTGCCTGCGCGCATGGTCAGCCATTTGAGCGGCGCGGTTTCAAGTCCGCCGGTTTGCACACGGCATAGGCCGTTCTCTGTATCGACCTCGGAAATGGTTCCGATTCGGATCAGATTGGTCAGCAGGCGCAGGAGTTCAGAAAGTTGTGTATTCATTGGCACAGCCTGCCATCTAACTTTGCGAGTAGGCACATCGAGGACTTGTGTGGGCCATGGTACAATTTTGGAGTCAGGCTTCTACATAGGATATGAAAATGAATCAGAGTGAAATAATTAACGAATTAAAAAGTTTCAATTCGCGATTAATTATTGAGGTTGCACCTGCATATGATGAGCGCGGAAATGAGTTCGGTGATCAGAGATTTTCAGCATTCAGAAGATCACTTTTGAATTTTATCAAAAAAGAAATTCCATCAGAGATGAATGGTTGTAACCAAGCATTTACTCAATATACATTTTCTTATGGCCGATTTTTAACCGACACCCAGAACTTTTGGAAAAACAAAGGGGCTGATGTTAATGCTTATATTGATTCTTTAATAATTGATATTGAGAATGATGAGTTCGACTTGAGATCTGAATCTGAAGAGGATGAAGAAGAAAAAACCATAAAAATCTCTTCGGAAAAGAAATTTAATAAAGTTTTTATAGTTCATGGCCATAATGGTGAAGTGAAATCAAGAACTGCTAGATTTATTGAAAAATTGGGTTTTGAGGCTATTATCCTTCATGAAAAAGCTAGCCGTGGAAAAACTATAATTGAAAAAATTGAGTATTATACAGATGTTAACTTTGCCATTGTTCTATACACACCAGATGATCTGGGAAATACTGTAGAACTTGCAAAGAAAGAAGATCTAAAGCTCCGGGCCAGACAAAATGTGGTTTTTGAACATGGTTACCTAATGGCAAAGATTGGTAGGGAAAATGTCGTGGCACTTGTTAGTGACAGTTTAGAGTTACCTAATGATATTAGTGGAGTTGTTTACGTCTCTAATGATAAATGGGAAATGGATATTGCCAACGAAATGAGCACTGTAGGTTACGATGTTGATTTTAACAAATTATACAAAAGTTAAATCTAGCGATACATAAAGTTGATTTAATAAGCCAGATGATTAATCAAGATATCACCGATGGCGGTGATATCTTTTTCATTCAGTCCAAATAATTGGCGGGCGTCGTATTTCACGGTTGGACCGCGCTTACTCACTTTGTCACGCAGGCCGTAATGATGCACGCGCGCAATGCGCATAACGCTGCCGGCAAAGTAAACGGCAGCTTCGTCTGCCGTGGTTGCTGTTTTCATAAAGCGAGTGGTCTGCAGCTTGCTAAACATTTTCCTGCGAATCCGCCCCTTTTTGCTGCGGCCTTGCGGTTTTCGCTCGGCGTAGGGGGTGCCGTCCGGGTTGCGCTGCTGACTGATCTGCAGTCGCTGGCGGCGGCGCAATTCATTAGCCCACTGGCGAGTTAACTTTTTCCTCGCCGCTGGGGTTAGCTGTGAGGCGAGGGCGGCCAGCCAGTCTTCAATCTGAATAAAGTCACTCATTGGGCGCCCACTGATCGGCGTAAGGTGGTTCCGGCTCAGGGACGGCCTCTACAACCATTTGGCCGCCTGCCTCTTTCACGATCACGCGCTCTGTTAGCTTCAGGTTTATGCTGATGTCGCAGGTGGTGTTATTCAGAATATCCACTTCAAACGTGAAGCCCTTATCTCTGCCGTCTGGGTTTGCCATGATGTCCGGCTGGTTGCGGCGAAGCCAATACAAAATCACTGCGTTCAGCAGGTTTTGGTCTGCTGAAAAGTCGGTTATCACCAGGTTGAGGGTGTACTGGTATTCGAATGAAATGGTTGGCGCCAGGCTGGAAACAACAGCCCCCTCATCAACAAAGATATGCAGTTTGTCCGGGTTTTTCCCCAGATATTCGATCCCGTCAGAGAGGGCTTTTCTCAGTGATTCCGGCTTGTTCATCGATCTTCTCCTGGCATTGAATGATGGTATCGACCTGATCGGCACACATCGCCCAGGCCGCCTCTACACGATTCTTTTCTCGCTCCAGGTCCCCGTTGGTGAGCGGGTTACTGGCCGGCAGCTGGCAGGCGATCAACCTCGGACAACCAGGCGCGATAAGCCGCACCTCCGGTGATTGCCGGCCGGGCGTGCAGGCGCACAACATCAGGAGGCAAGCGGCTATCAGCCCAGGTTTTAAGCTCTGCATTTTCACGGTACAACCCCGCAATCAGATTTTCACGTTGTGACAGAAGGGCGGCCGTGTTGGTCATCTGCTGACGCAACTCGGCCTGCGCTCGGTTGTTACTGCTGGCGATCAAGCCCAGGGTTATCATCTCGGCATTTTTAGCTGATAGCTGCGCCGCCATCCCTTCGATGGTTTTTCCCTGCGCCTTGATGGTTACTTGCTGATTGCTGACGGCTTTTTCATAGTTGCCCAATCGCAAAGTTTTCCACCCTAACGCCGCGGCGAGCGCCAGGAGGATGGCGGCCACGATCAACCAACTGCGTGGAATGACGGCGGTCATGCCAGCGCCCCGCCATAACTGACGTATTTTTTCAGCAGGGTTTCAAGCTTGTGCTCGGGCTGGCCATATCCGGCACCCGGCAGGCTCGCCCAGATATTGCGGCACTTTTTCAACGCCGACTCTATCCGGCCAGCGTTGATGTCAGCCAGAGCGCCGCGCTCGCGGATTAGTTGAATAGCCCACTTATCCTGTGATACCGGCCCAAAGTCTGGCAGCTTCAGCGCGGTGCGGTAATGGCCCCAGTCCTTGATCAAAAACTGGTAGCCGCCTGATGCCGTGCTGCGCTGCCCGCGACTGTTAAACACTTTGCCGGGACAGCCGCCAGCGAACGGGTGATCTCGGTAGCTGGAAAAGGTTTCTGCCTTGCCGTCGATGCCGGTAACGATCACGTTGTAGCCGTCGTCCGACCGGGCCAAAAGTGTGGCGCCAATTTCACTGAATCGCAGCGTGTCCAGATAGGCGTTAAGGTTAGGAGTGGTGACGATGCGGGCCATTTTTCCTCCGGGCTTTTTGCTTGGCTGGCGCCCGCTCTTTTGCCGCGGGCGGTGATGGGATGATCGCCATGATGTTCCCGCGGGAACGGGTTACTGCCATCAGGGTCATGAAACTGAAAAGGGCAGTTAGCGCCCCCGACTGCGGGAAACGGCCGAACGCGGAAAAAATTGGTACAGCGGCGCAAATCATTATCACGACGTATGCGACGCCGCTGGCCCACGGTTTATGCGTTGCTCCCCTGCGCTGGAAAGCCAGCAGGCGGCCGGCAATGAGCAAGCAGATGATCGACGTTATCCAGTGCATGGTTATTTCCCCCTGAATATGCGGAAAATCGGGCTATCACCGTCCAGCTTCTGCAAGGCAACCAACAAGATTTTGATGGCCACACCCGCGGCGACAAACGCGCCAGCGCCCAACTTCACTTCAACATCCAGCCCGGTAGCTTTCTTCAGCAGCGCGGCTGCCATCGGTGCGAACAGGCAACCGGCAATAAAGCTGCTTATCCATAGCGCGCCGCGTCGCTTCAGCGTCAACTCCTGCGATGCCAGCACAAACAATGAGGCGCCACCAAAGGCGCCAAGGACAATTGGCGCGGCATCGCCAGATAAGACGGAGAGAAGCGTGATCCCGCCAAATGCGAATAAAGTGGTGCCGCTTGTTACTGGTTCGCCCATGACATCAATCCCAAAGTTGAATAATTTGCTGTGTGGGTGTCGGCGCAATATCCGGCATTTCTACCGGCGTGCCGTGCGGAATAAATGGCCCGATTTCTGCCAGGCCTGGATTGGCCAATAAGACGACTTCGGATAGCCCCGCGGTGCGGCCATAGTGGCGCCAGCACAGCTCATCAACGGTGTCGTTTTGGTGGGCTATCACTTTCATCAGATCAACTCTACTGTCATGTGTTTTTCGCCCTGGATCAGCCGCATGGCCCAGCGAGCATCCCGCCAGAGCTCATCAATGGATTCGTCCATTTCGTCGGCTCGCTTTCCGCCAGCCCCAGTTGCATCAAAATCGCGATATCGCTCGTTTAAATTGGCCTTTGTGATGCAGTACACCGCGCGGCTGTAGTGCTGAAGCAAAACGCTTTCGTCGTCCAACTTTTCTGCCAGCACATTTTCCAGAGCGGTAAAACCGGCGGCCTGCTGCGCCTGTCGCCATAGGGTCAATTCGCCATTCACTTCCGCAATGGCATTCAGCGCCACATGGCGTAGGCGTTGCGGGGTGATTGTTCCATCGGTCCTGATGGACTCCTGCAAATCGGACAGATCGACATCTGGCCAAAATTGCGTGTTTTTGATTACCTGCTTTTCCTCGCCGGGCTGGCCTGGCGCCACAAATTTCATGTTCAAGGCTCTCAATGGGTGGGCGGTGGACGGGCGTATTGATACGGTATAAAACCTGTCGCAACGCCCGTGCCGCCCTGCGCGTGGGCACGTTCGGTTTAGCCGTTCTCGGCCTTCTTCAACTCGCGTTCGAGTCGTTCAATGTCTTTTTTCACACCAACCCGCTCATGCAGCTGGAAGGCGCGGTTTAACTGATTGAGCGCTAACTCAGGCTGTTCGTTATCGCGCAACCCGTACCCCATGACTTTGTGCAACTTGGCGCGCACTTCGTCCGGCATGTCGTGGTCTTCGATAAGATCCATGAGGCGCGTCAGGATGGAGAGATTTACCGGCTGCTTGGCGTCGTAGGCCTTCAGGGCGCTATCCGCGATCTCTTCAGCTACTGCGCAGGCAGTTTGGCGTGCATATCGGCTTGGCATTACCAGGCCATGCTTGAGCGCGTACTCTGCGATGTCGATGGCGCCGTTGTAGTCGCTGGCGTCGATGCGCCAAACCATCACATGCATGATGACGTCATCTTGTGCGCCCATACCGGTCTGCAGCACTCCGGCTACCCACGGTGAGTAATGGGGCAGAATTTCACGCTTAACTTCGGCTTTTTTCTCCTGAGATTGCACCCGCTTCAGTCGGCGGCTGTCTTCTTCAATTTTCAGGAGCATCATTTCATAGCCATTGGCATGGCGGCTTAGAGCGCCGCCCTGGCGGGCGGCCTCTTTTGCTTGCACATAGACCATATGGCGCTGCGCTGGGCTCAGGGCCATCAGTTAGCCCCTTATTCGCCCGCCGGTGCTTCCGGCGCTGGCGCCGCAAACTTGCCGAGCTTGATATTTTCGATCAGGCAACCACAGCCGTAATCTTCAACCACATAGGCCTCGTTGACCGACTCGAAGTTTTCGATGCGGTCGCGTTTCGGGTTGTCGATAATCAGACGGCGGCGGGTGTCTTCCTGCCAGTAGATGGACAGGTTATCCAGGCGAGTAATCAGCATGGCGTTGGCCGGGAAGAAGGGCGCGCGAACAGCCTGCAGGCCGCCCATGCGTTTCTGGCTGATAATCAGATCAGCGGCCAGCGCTTCGGTGTTTGGCTGCGACTGGTTCACCAACGGGAAGTATTTATCCGCCAGCAGGCCGCGGCCGCAAATCACCACCAGATCAGTATCATCCTGGAACCACGGATCGATCAGGTTGTTCACGGCATCCATCACGACGGCATCCAAGTTGGCAAAGTCGCCGTTCTCACCCACGCGGATCACGGGCGAAACTACGGCCCCTTCGTCATCCACGATTTTATCCATCACGCGCGCCGGGGCGTCGGTGCGGTATTTCTGCAGCCACCCAATGTTAACGTCCTGCAGCAATGGGTTGGCGGCACGGTTCGAGGTCTTTTCGCGCTTCAGGCCATTAAAACCGATCATGATGCGGTCCAACGCCTGGCGTAACACGATGGCGTCACGGATGCGTTTCTGGAAATCCTGGAACTTGGCCCACAGGTCCAATTTCCCGTAGGTGATCGACGTGTCGAAGTTGGTTTGTTCGCACTTGTATTCGATGGAGTCCAAGCCGCTTGGATCAGTGGTTTCACGCTCTTTGGTTGAGGTGTCAGTGGTGCTGGCAATCGTTGTGCCGACACCCAGCCCCAAACGTTGACCTGATTGCTCTGTCACCTGGACAATATTGATCATCTGCAGGAATGCGGCGCTTTCCTGGATTTTGTTTTCCAGCTTTTGAGCGATAGTAGGCTCTACCGCAAATTTAGTGCTGAATTCGACGGCTACACCGTTCAACTCACCCAGGGTGGTCAGGTAGGCGTTAAATTTAAATCGCGTTTCATTGCGCATAATCGGTAACTCTCCGTAATCAGTTTTCTATGCCCTATGGGGTATGCCGTGGCACTGCGTTTAGCAGTCGGTTTTTTCTCCGTTGCTTTCACCGCCGCCGCCAGGTGTTAACGGGCGAAACTTCGGATTGCGGTCCTGCTTACTCAGGTTGGTCTGCAGGTCGTTAAGTTGCTTGCTGAGTGCGGTGATCTGGGTTTCCAACACAGGTACTTTTTCAGCAGTGGTGTTGAGTTTGGCGACACTATCGCCGAGGTTCTGCACTTCACCGGCGACCAGCTCCACAGCCTGATTCACGTCAGAAAAGCGGGCGTCGTCATTGGCGTTACGCTTGGCGAACATCGCAGTAATACGGGTCAACAGGCCGGGCTTTTGGTCTTCCTGCTCCACAAATTCGATAAGGGCTTCTTCTGCTGCAGTGAAGAGGTTGTCTTTATGCTGCTTGCGGTTAGCCAGTGGGTTTGCGGATGCGGACGCACTGAAGGTGAGGTATTCGGTCCCCAGGCTGGCCGGGTCGTCGGTTACGGCCAGGCCGATCAGGTAGGCCTCGCCGGTATCGGCAAATTTGGGGTTTACCTCGATCGAGGTGTAAACCTTTTGCGCTTGCTTAACCATTTCGACCAGGTCCGCGGTTGGTGCGATGTCGCCATAAAGCGCCATCTTCCCGGCCAGTGGACCTTCGGTAATTTCCTCCGCTGTCAGGCCGGTTACATCACCGAAACGACGGAAGGAGCTATCGGGGTGATATCCCTTGATGTGTTCCAGATTTACCCGCGCGCCATAAACGGATGGGTTGTAGTTCTTGGCCATCTGCGTCAGCCATTCGCGGCTAATGTTGCGGCCGTCGGTTGTCGCACCCTCTACGGCAATACGAAAACGCTTTGATTTAAGTGTCATTAGTCTGTTCCGGTCAGTGTCGGTAATCGGTCAGGCTTATGGTTGCGGCGAATAGGGAGGGGAGACAACGAAAGGGCATTGTGTGGTGTTTGGCACAATGGCTGGGAAGGGATGGCGGCGCGGCCGGTCGGTAGTCTGGCGCCATGACAACGACGACGCTCAACACCGATCTCGATCCCCGCAGACAGGCGATGTTCCTGTACTTTCAGGGGTTACGTATATCCCGCATTGCTGAAATGCTGGGAGAGAAGGCCGCAACAGTACACAGCTGGAAGAAGCGCGATAAGTGGGGGAGCATTGGCCCGCTTGAGCAAATGCAACTTACCACAACAGCGCGCTATTGCCAGCTGGTGATGAAGGAGCACAAAGAAGGAAAAGACTTCAAGGAAATCGACCTGATCGCCCGCCAGGGTGAGCGGCTTGCCAGGATCGGGAAATTCAATAGCGGCGGCAATGAGGCCGACTTAAACCCGAACGTGGCCAACCGCAACAGCGGCCCGCGCAAGGCGCCTGAGAAGAATGTTTTCAGCGACGAACAGACGGAAAAACTTACCGAAATTTTCCATGATTCCCTGTTCAAATATCAACGAAACTGGTTTGAAGCCGGCGCCAAACACCGCATTCGCAATCTGCTTAAGTCCCGCCAAATAGGCGCGACTTTCTACTTTGCACGCGAAGCCCTGATAGACGCTATCACTACAGGCCGAAACCAAATCTTCCTGTCAGCGAGTAAGGCACAGGCGCACGTTTTCAAGCAGTACATCATCGAGTTTGCCCGCGAGGTGGATGTTGAGCTGAAGGGCGACCCGATGACCCTCGGCAACGGTGCGTGCCTCTATTTCCTCGGTACAAATGCCCGCACCGCGCAGAGTTATCACGGCAACCTGTACCTGGATGAGTATTTTTGGATCCCTCGCTTCCAGGAGCTGCGTAAAGTTGCCTCCGGCATGGCGCTGCATAAGAAATGGCGCCAGACGTACTTTTCAACGCCGTCGAGCCTTACCCATAGCGCCTACCCATTCTGGTCCGGCGCCCTGTACAACAAGGGGCGCGCCAAGGCCGATCGGGTTGATATCGATCTCACCCATACCAATCTGGCGCGCGGCGTTCTCTGCCCGGATGGCCAGTATCGCCAAATCATTACCGTTGAAGATGCGGTTAACGGCGGATGTAACCTGTTCGACTTGGATCAACTGCGCCTGGAGTACGGCCCAGAGGATTATCAGAACCTGCTGATGTGTGAGTTTATCGACGATATGGCGTCGGTGTTCCCACTCACTGAAATGCAGGGGTGCATGGTCGATAGCTGGGAACAGTGGGATGATTTCGAAGCGCTGGCCATCAGGCCTTTCGGGTATCGGCCGGTGTGGATCGGTTATGACCCGGCCAAAGGCTCTGCGTCAGGTGACAGTGCCGGCTGTGTTGTTGTGGCGCCGCCAATGGTGCCTGGCGGGAAATTCCGCATTTTGGAGCGCCACCAGTGGCGCGGCATGGACTTTGCCGCCCAGGCGAAAAGCATCAAGCTTTTGACCGAGTGCTACAACGTTCAGTACATCGGCATCGACTCCACCGGCGTTGGCCACGGCGTTTACCAACTGGTGAAGCAGTTCTTCCCTGCGGTGCGGGAGTTTGTCTATCGCCCGGAGGTGAAAAACGCCCTGGTGCTGAAAGCCAAAGACATCATCACACACCGGCGCCTGGAGTATGACGCCGGACATACCGACATCACCCAATCCTTTATGGCTATCCGCAAGGCGATGACCGCCAGCGGTAGCCGGCCAACGTATGAAGCCAGCCGCAGCGAAGAAGCCAGCCATGCCGATCTGGCATGGGCGACTATGCATGCGCTGTTCAATGAACCGCTCGAAGGCGTCACGGCGGGCAACAGCAACATTGTGGAGATTTTTTAAATGAGCAAGCGTCATAAAAAACGCGCATTACCGCCAGTTCACGCCCATAAACAAGCTGCCGGCGCGGCAGGGGTTGAAGCATTCACCTTTGGCGATCCCGTCCCGGTGCTAGACCGTCGGGAGCTGCTTGATTACGTCGAGTGTGTGCGCATGGATAAATGGTATGAGCCGCCAATCAGTTTCGATGGCTTGGCCAGGACGTTCCGCGCTACGGTCCACCATAGCTCACCGCTGTATGTGAAGCGCAATATCTTGACCAGCACATTTAAGCCGCATCGTCTGCTGAGTCAGCAGGCCTTCAGCCGTTTCGTGCAGGATTACCTGGTGTTTGGCAACGCCTACCTGGAGCTGCGGACCAACCGCCTCGGCGGTCCGATGGAACTTAAACCCTCGCTGGCGAAATACACTCGCCGCGGTGTCGATCTGGATACCTATTGGTTTGTGCAGTATGGCCTGGGTGTTGACCCTTACCAATTCGACGCCGATAGCGTGTTTCACTTGCTGGAGCCTGATATCAACCAAGAGATCTACGGCTTGCCAGAATATCTATCGGCGCTTAACTCTGCATGGCTCAACGAATCGGCCACCCTGTTCCGTCGTAAGTATTACCAGAACGGCAGTCACGCCGGTTTCATCATGTACATGAGCGACGCTGCTGCCAGCCAGACTGATGTGGATAATATCCGCAACGCTATGAAAGGTGCGCGCGGGCCTGGCAATTTCCGCAACCTGTTTATGTACTCGCCGAACGGTAAGAAGGACGGCATTCAGATCATCCCACTGAGTGAGGTGGCAGCGAAGGATGAGTTCTGGAATATCAAAAACGTCACCCGTGATGACCAACTGCACGCGCACCGCGTGCCGCCGCAACTGATGTGCATCGTGCCGGAGAACGCCGGCGGGTTCGGCAACGTGAAGGAGGCGAGCGAGGTGTTTGTTCGCAATGAGTTGATACCGCTGCAGCGGAGGATGCAGGAGTTAAACGACTGGATGGAGGATGAAGTAGTTGCGTTTGAAGAGTATAACCTCGGAATACTTTGAGCATAACTGTGTTGTGAATTTACAATAAAAAGTGGGGGGAGCCCCCCCCCCCCCTTTTTATTGTTACGCCTTTATGTATGCATAATGAAATGCACTTGCGTTTTCGTCTTTTAACTTTATAGTTTTATTAACTCTGAGTTTTTGTAATGCGACTTTGACTTTCTGCATGTCGTCTTCGCCGCTGAGTTGCCGTACTAATTTGTTTGTCAGCACGCCTGCTGGATTGTCTTTAAAGTATTTCAATATTACATCTTCTATAGATGCAATTTTTTGGTGTCGGACAATAACAACGAAAGAGCTATCTTTCTCATGGAAACTTGGTTCAATTAACCCAGCTTTTCTTAATTCATTTTTCGCAGTATCCAAACCCTCGCCTATATCGTGATTCACAGGGTTTGGTAGGTTATGCAGCATTCGCACGATGTTGGGATTTCTGGAAAACCGCTCATCATAGATATTTTCAATAGTCATATATCCAGGTAATTTTCCAGGGCTTGTTACTTCTATTCTATTATCATATACCTTTACATGAACATCATCATTCAGACTGTAGTCTCTATGTATGACAGCGTTAACTAGTATTTCTTTAAGTGCTTCCGAAGGATACTCCATTTTAACTAAGTTTCCTCCATCATTAAAAGTAGCCCCGTCTACATATTCTTTGACTTTCTCGATGGTTCTTTTGATCAACTCTTCCAATGTGCCATTTATGGTCACTGGCATTTCATCCAATTGTTCTCTTTTATATTCCTCTTCAACTGTTCTTAAACGATATACTTTTATAGCGCACCTGGTCTCCATTGATGCCTGCGGCTCTTCGTCGAATAGTAGTACGCATCCGACATTTGGATAAACGTTATCATCCTTTTTAGTGAGCAATCTTTGTTTTTTTAAGAATTTTTCAGCATCCTGATTACTTGATATTCTTTCTAAATACTCGTGTATGTACTTCGCATCCAATATGTCTGATGAGTCTACATTCTCTAATGGTTTTTTTTCAAACGGTTCAGCTCCTTTTGAATAACCTAATTGGGTTATCCTTTCTCCTTTTATTTTTAGCTTCCTTGCATTAATCCTGATATGACAGTCACCATTAGAAGTATAATGAACCTTCGGGCTTTTAGGGATGTTTACGTGGAGAATTAGTCCATTTTCTTTTGTTTTTAAATATTCAATGGAAACGTTCTCTACTGCTGGATGTGTTTCTTCAAGTAGTACGCTAATTATTTCATTTGCTTCTTCTGGCTCAGTAAATCCATTGACTCTTTCAATGTCATGTTTAGCATCCTCTATTCCAATATATAAGTCCCCACCATCAGAGTTTGCAAATGCTACAAAAGTCTCTTGCAATTTTGCAGGTGCGATTCTTTTACTTTTGAAATCATTAAAGTGATCCTCTGTTCGCTCTAATAAGCGCTGCAACTCTTTTTTAGTTATTTCAATAAGCTCCATTCTGACCCCTTATAACCCTACCCAGAGAAAAAACAGTATAATGCAACTTGGCGCGCAATCGTAGCCCCGCCACGCCTGCCCGCTTTTTGTATGGGTTTTCATGCAGGTGCCCGAATAGCAGAAGGGCGCGCCATTACTGGTGCGCCCGGCTGTTTTAGATCCTTTTTTGATCGTGCGGATTCATGCAGCATAGACATGCACAAGCCCTGGCAGGTGAATCACTCGTTCATGTTGTATTTATAGTAGGTGTTAAGCCCATAATCGCCTTCTTCGAGGAGGCGCCATGTGTACTGGTAATACTGGATATATTCGTTAGCCTGACCCGGTGACCAGTCAAAGCCGACCTTTTGCAACTCCCTCAAAAAATCGACAACCGTAATAGTCCATCTTCCGGTTGGTTTTCTTTTTTTTGGCCAGTTGAAAAGCCCAGGCTTCATCGCCACGGCGTGCCATAAGTTAGCCCTCGTCTGCGTTATAAAAAATTCCGTCGTAGTCTTTTTCCGGTAGAACTTCACTGGACAGATCGATGATCATGCCCAAGGCAAGTTTTAAATCAGATGCATGCCGTGGTGCGATAAGGGCAAGCTCTGCAATAAATCGAACGCGCGTCAAAGTTTGTTTTTGTTTTTCAAGTGATTCCATCACTGCCTCCAGATAATACTGTATATATGTACAGTACTATATTGAGCGTATTACTGAGTCCCGTCAAGACTTCATGCTAATGAATTTATTTCAACTGCATGTAATTTCAGCAAAATCGTAGATATAGCTATTTCCTATGATCATTTCCTACGACGGCCATACAGCCGACCATCTGCCCCAGCACGGAAGTAGAACGTGCCGATCTTCACTGTTCCGCCAAGCAAAAGACGGTCAATCTCTTCAATGGTGGGCGCCTGTCTGCCGGCTGCACTCAGCTCCTGCGCTATTTTTTCACGCTGCTTATTGCCTTCTTTTTCCATCTTTTCCAGCAACTGATCACGCTCACCGGTGTGCCCAGTCACTTTTTGGCGCAACCTATTGAAACGCTGCATCAGAGCTCCCGCCCGTATAGGTGCGCGGGCCGCGAAAACATCACCACAACTGTTGCCGTAGTAATGATTACCGGCAATTTTCATCGTCATGCCTTTGGCCAACAGTTGGCACTCAGAATCGCTGATCTGAATGCCGGCAATTTCTTCCACCCGGTCCCGGATTTTCTCCATAGCGCCAGCTGTGCCGGTTGGAACATTGGTGGCCTGCGGTCTGCTTATTCTTGTTTTTGGGTTTTCGTCCCTGACTCTTGCCAGCACTTTCCGCCGTTCCTTGGCAGATAACTCGCCAAAATTGACATCACAACTGGCATAGTCGGCTTCGCCTATATCCGGCGGGGCCATACTCCCACCAGGATCTCCCGTACAGTTATTGACAGAACTCCGAGAGGGCGCAGGCGCGCCCTGAAGGTCAACCCCCAAAACCGGTGCTTTCTTCGGCACAATTTTCCATTGGGTTACGCGGGTGATGATTGGCACGTCCTGGCCAACTGGCGGAGAGAAAACACCACGCACGCGGATCACGTCTTCGCCGTATCCGTTGGTTTCCTCTGCGGCCTCGTAATAGGTACGGACAACCAGATCATCGCGCTTAACAAATGGCCCGCCCTGGGCGTTGATATATTCCGCCCAATTTCCGACGTCGGCGGCGTCGTGGACTGCAGCAAACTCTACGCTAAGGCCAATCGCCGCCTCATGGTCGGCCATCCGGCGCAGCTCGCGGTATACGGTAACCGGAGCGCCGCCAATGAATTGGAACTGACGAATACGCCAGCGGGCGGCCCAGGCCGACACGGCGGCGGCGGTTTCCTTGAGCGGCTTCCCACTTTCGTCGTCCAGCTCATCATCCAACTGATAGCCGTCGATGTTTTTGCTGATGTACTTCGCAACATAGCCGGTGGCGCTTCCCTGATCAGGATCGATCTCTTCAGCATGGAATCGCGCCTTACGGGTCTTGGCGGAACGCAATTCACGCGCATCCTCTTGCATGGCGTAATCGCGCATAATTTCGCGCACCTGGTCAACATCTTCAGGTTGCATAAACATCAGCATGTGCCAGTGTGGCGTGCCGTCGTGGTGAGGCTCGGCAACCCTGATCCCGAAAATGCGTAAATCTTCTCGGTGGAGTTTTGCGCGAATCTTTGACCAAACCGACCTCAGATAACCCTGCGTCTCGGCCGGGCTGGCGCCGTTCCATTTCCGATTGCGATGGCCGTGTTTGTTGGTGGCATGAAATTTTGACGGGGCCGTTATGGTGTAGAACTCGCCAACGTAGCCCAGATCGTTACAGATGTTCTCGAATCCACGGATGCGCACCATCAATTCACTGCGGCGGATCGCGGGATTCGCAACGCTGCCATCATATTTATCGATCAGGCTTATACGGTTGCCGGCTTCGTCTTCGAGCTCCATCCCCTTTAAAAACTCGCGGGTGCGTCGTTTCTGCTCGCGCCACTCGGTGATAGCCGTCTTGCTGGCGTATGGGTTGGTTTTTTTACTGACGTTGGCCAGCGCAATATTCAAGTGCTCGCGCCATTCTGCAGAGGTGCGGCGCAGACGGTTGAGCCACCATTGTGGCGACAACATCCGGGATACGGCAGGGCCAGCATCTTCTTCGCTGAAAAAGCGTTTATTCAACTTTTCCCACAGCGGCGGCAGTTGGCGAAAGTCGCGAGTGATGATCCCGGCACGGCGGTATATCAACCACATTGCCTTCAAATCACTGCAGCCGGAACATTGCTCTGCGACTAGCCCCAACTCCTGTGCGATAAATGCGGCGATATCCTCGGCCAGCGCCTCAACATCACTGCGGGACATATCCGCAAGGTGATTAAACCGCGCCATATACCTGGCGTTGTCTGCCGTCATTTTTGATATCCGGTACTGCTTATTGACCAGTTCCAAGCGTGGTAATGCGCGCTTAACAAAATTCAGCGTCAAGTACGCATGTGCTCGCAGGATCCCCTGAGACTGCTCAAGTTTGAAGAAGTGGGAGTTAACCTGGCGCTTTACCAGGCCAGGTTGGCTGTTCAGGTGTTCAAAGGCAGCGGCGAGATCGGCATTGATGCGATCCCGCTTTTTCTGTTCTTCCGCACTGACGAATGGCGAACCGACACCTTTGCGCGGTGCGTTCCATGAGTATGCCCATTCAAAAGCGGGCTCGCCGCTACCCGGATAGGGCGGCGGCGGAGTGGGGGCTTGGCGGCCGCGGTGGCTCTGTGTCATTTGCACACCGTGTTCATGTAAGCTGTTATGAAGGCTTTTGCCGCTTCCGCATTGATGGCGTTACCGTAGGCGCGCAGTCGTCCCACTCGAGCGGCAGCCCCATCAACCAGCGGGAATGAGCCGGGTCTAACTGGCCGCCACTTTTCATCCCGGCAGAAGAGCCAGTCAGCATTTCGCCAGAAGCCGTTCGTCGGGCTGGGCAATTGAGCGTCAATCTCGCAGCTCCCCCGATGGTCGTCCCCCTTTGTGGAGCATCCGCCGCTGCAGCTTCGCCGCGAACTTGGTTGTTGTCGATTGTCGTTGGAGTTGGCCAGCCGGTCAGCATCGCTACTGATTGAATATTCATCCCACCCTGACGCCCCTCGGTTCCCGCTCCGGTTCCGGCGTTCGCCGTTGGTGTTGGCCACCCAGTAGGCTCTGTCGCGGATGTGCGGAGCGCCGACGCCCGCAGACGGGAACGGGACAAGCCCGAAGGCGTAGCCCATTGCTTCCAAGTCAGCTTGTACAAGGTCGAACCAAGCATTTGCGTTGCCGCTTGCAACCTGCTCGCCAAAGACGTGCTGAGGTCGGCACTCGCTGATGAGCCAATGGAAGTGAGGCCATAGGTGCCGCTCGTCATCAAATCCATCGCCTTTGCCTGCCGTGCTGAAAGGCTGGCACGGACAAGAACCTGTCCAGACTGGTTTATCGTCTGGCCATCCGGCGTTGCGGAGGGAGTATGACCAGACTCCGATCCCGGCAAAGAAGTGGCACTGTGTGTAGTTTCGTAAGTCATAAGGTTTCACATCCTCGATCGAGCTTTCATCAACATCACCGGGCGCGATGTGTCCGGCGGCAATTAGGTTGCGCAGCCATTGGGCGGCGTAAGGGTCGATTTCGTTGTAGTAGGCCCGAGACTTCATGCATGCGCCCTCATTGCATCAATTATTTGAAACCGTGCACCTGTTGATGAGCCGCCGAGTCCAGCGAACAAGTCAATTCCTTTCATTGGCTTTACTCCCGGTGATATAGCTAAATACGAGAATTGCCAGCCCGTAGATGAATCCGCCGAGAACCAGCGCGGCGGTGATAGGCCAAATGACTGACAGGATTAGGACGCCAGCGGCCGTGGTGACGCGGTAGATGTGCCCGCTTTTAATGCCGAAGCAAAGCAGGCAGAAAACGGCGAAGGCGCCAACAAGCCAGCAGAGAAAACCGATCAGCATGTGGCGGCCCCCATCGTTGCGATGATTTCGCCGACACGCCCACGCCCATCACCTTTGCAGCTCACAGAGCGTGGAGCGGTGATGTGGTGGATCTCAAACTCGCCATAACACTGCAGCGCTTCGGCTACATCACTGTTTGAGGCCACTACGTGACAACCGCGCGCCGCGGCAGCGCGCAGCGAGTACATCAGGTTGTACTGATGCAATTCGCCAAAGCCTTCCGTGTGGTAATCGGTAAAGCCGGTTGTTTTCGTCTTAGGCATGTATGGCGGATCGCAGTAAATGACATCGCCGGGCACCGCCATTTCAATGCTTTCGGTGAAGTCACAGCAGAGGAAAACGGCGTTTTTCGCTTTCTCGGCGAAGGCGCGGATCTCTTTCTCTGGGAAATAAGGTGCGTCCACCTTGCCGAATGGAATATTGAATTCCCCGCGGCGGTTGTAACGACACATGCCGTTGTAGCCGTGGCGGTTCAAATAGAGGAACTTCGTCGCGCGCATGATATTGCTGACTTCGATGCGGAGATTGAAGCTGGCACGGACTGCTAAATAGCCCTCTTGGCCTTTGTGATTGGCAAACATCAATTGGCCAAGTCCGATCAATTCTTCCGGGTACTCTTTGGCCACGTTGTGAAAGTTGATCAGGTCGCCATTGATATCGGCCAGCAGATAGGAATCGAAGTTGGTGTTCAGGAAAACGGTAGCGGAGCCCACAAACGGCTCCACCAGGCGGCGACCTGGTGCGGTTGGTAGGTGTTGGCGCAGGGTGTCCATAATGCGACGCTTTCCGCCCACCCATTTCAACGCGGAATTCAGCATAGCTACCCCCGGTAGTGGCGTGATTTTGCTTCGTGAAGTTCTTGGCAACTGGCGCAGCGGGCGGCGCCTGGAACGGCAAGGCGGCGCGCCTCTGGGATCTGCGCGTCGCACTCTTCGCAGAGAAAGGCGGAAGGGGCGGCCGGCTTCCAACGCGCCTGTTCGATTTGAGCGGCCAGGATCAACTGCTGGCGTTCCTGCTCGATGTCCATTGCGTCGGCCATTAGTGCAGCTCCATCGCCTGGTTTTGGATGAATTCGGCTTCGTGGCGCAGCAGGTCCACAGCGTCGCGCAGGCTCAGATCCTTGGCGATGATGGAGTTGGCCAGATTTTCCAACTTGGTGGACATCACCGCGGCCTGGTTCTTACGCTCATCCATGCGAGCGCGCTTCAGCATTTCTTCCAACTGATAAGCGGTCTGATGCACAACTGAAACATCGTCGCCGGCGGCTAGATCGATACCAATGGTGATTGGCAGTTTTTGCATATTTCTCATGGTGGTTTTCCTTTCTTCAGGTAATAAAAAGCCCGGCGGGTTTACGCCAATTAATTTCTGGGCAGGTTAAAAAGTTATTTCTACGGCATGCTTAAATGCTTCGGGAATAAACTCACGACTGCGCGGAATTTATTCATTGCATCGACCAATGCTTTTTTCTCCTCACTCGTCAGTTCATTGAAATCCAGCCCGTGGCGCTCTTTCTTGATACCGGCCAAAAAGAAAATGGCGATCAGAGCCCGGATGTTTTCCTTGTGTTGTTGATCGCTTACATTGCGCACGTCTGCCAAAAAGCGGTTTATTTCCGCGGTGCTGTCGCACTTGAAAATATCCCGGCGCAATTCGGCGATGTGCTGCAAACCGTCGGCCCGCTGGCCCGGCGTCAGCGGCACAGCGCGCGCAGTTTCAGTAAAAGCCATTTTGCCGCCTTACTGCCGATTGACACCCGCGGGGCGGTGGTCAGTTGCACCAGCAGTTCTTTCTGGTCTTGCGCCGGGCACCAGCGCTGGCCGTTCTGCAGTTGGATCCATCCGTGGCCAAAGTGGCGAGACTGGCTTTGCTGCTTGAGCAGGGGAGCAATAGAAATTGGCATCATGTTCACCTCAGCTCATGCCCAGTGACGCGCCAACGGCGGTGATGGCATCAACGGTGGAGGCCATTGTCGGGTTGGCATGGATACGGGACTGAATCGCGAGGCCTGCCAGCGTCATGTAACGAATGCCGGCATTAACGCTTTCGCGTATCGCACCGCGGCGCGCGGCGGTCATGGCGCCATCTGCAACCGCCTCGGCAGCGACCTTGCCGATTTCTGAGGTGGCATTCAGCACATACGCCGCGACTTTGCCGCTGGAGAGTTCATTGATCGGCACGCACGGCTGGCAGTGCAGCTGCGCCAGCAACCCATCAACCAGCGTTGGGTCTTCGGTGAGGTCGGTCAGCGTCAGCAATTCCTCAACCGTCAGGCGGTGAGGCTGGTCAGGATTCAGCTTATTGCGCAGTACCTGCGCCGACATGCCAGCATCAGCGCTCAGCTGCTTGATGTTGTGCTTTGTCGCAAATCGGCGGCAGGCTTCTTCGTAGTGCGCCTGTTTAGAGACTTGATAATCAAACATGGTTTAGCCCTTCAAAATTCGAATAATCGAATTAACCGCGGATGTAGCGGCATTTGATCGCAACCTGGCGGTTTTTCTCACGCCACGCTTCGAGGTTGATCAGGGCGTTACCGTGCTTTGTCATCGTGATCTCTTCGATCTCGCCGGTCTTCCGGTTCTTTCGGTTTTGCTTCACTGTAGTTGTAGGGGTTGGCGCCAGCAGCACAACGCCGTTTGCGATCCATTTCTCCAGCACGGATGCGCTGATGCCGTTAACGGCAATGAAGTCCTCTTTGGACATGGTCGGGGAGGTGTGCATAGCAACTGCGTGCTGCACTGCTTCCAGAATGGCGCCGCTCAGACCAGGCAGAAGCATGTTTGCAATCTGCGTATGTGAAAAAGGCGCGGCGGGTGCGGCCTGGGGGTTTGCAATATCATGAGACATAACGCAATATCTCCGGTTAGTGGTTTGTGTTCTACGGTGTTACATGTGGTGTGTATTCACTATAGATCGCAATTGTATTCATTGTAAATGCATTTGCGTGGTAAATTTTGCATATGACTGATAAATCTGAAGATTCAGCCGCCATTATTGAACGCCTTGTTTCATCCTATGGCGTCACTTCGCAGCGAGCGCTGGCCAGTAGCCTTGGTGTTCCGCCAAATAACGTGAGCTCATGGGCTCAGCGTAACAGCGTTCCCGGAAGCGCAGTAATTAAGTGCGCTCTAGATACTGGTGCTGATTTGCGTTGGCTGATGACTGGTAAGTTTGAAAATTCGAATTTTGAAGTTGCCAAAAACAAAGTTTCTGGCCGCATTCTGTATGAGCAAATTCAATCTTCAGGTGGAAAGCCCGTCTTGCGCCGTATGCTCGATGCGTATGGATTCCGCACGCAAAAGGAACTTGGCGATTTCCTCGATATATCTACGGCAACGATTAGTACATGGGTTAGGCGTGATTATTTCCCTGGCGATGCGGTTGTTGCGTGCGCTTTAGATACTGGCGTGTCGCTTTTATGGTTGGCCACTGGACAAGGCAATCCTGGCAATCCAGATGCAGTGTCCTATGAACCCACCTTTGCCACGATGAAGCGTTGGTCCATTGCATCTGGTGAGTTAATTCGCGCTGGTGAATGGATTTGTGATCCGTCATTTATTCCTGAATCTACTTCAGAACTGGGATACGTCCAGAAAAGTAATAATTCTTGGCTAGTCGATTTTGGAAAGAAAACTCTTGGCAATGGGGTATGGCTACTTGATATTGATGGGAGCTGCGATATATATACCGCTGCAATCCTTCCAGGAAAAAGAATTAATATCACAGGAATAACTATAAGTTTTGAGTGTGACATTGATAAAGTAACCCCCCTTGGAGCTGTGGTTTTAGAAGTTAAAAAATTGTATTGAAGTAGCTCAGTTATAAGTTTGAATGCATAGTAGATAATGTCAAATGCATTGAGTACATTAAGAAAAAAAGTTAAAATATAATAAGTGTGTTTTTATAAATTAATCTAAACCAGTCGACAGATATCATTGGGAGATGCATGTGAAAATTTATATATCTTGCTCAATAGAAGATGAACATTTATTAAATTCTTTATCTGAAATCTTATTGCGAGCTGGCAATGAGATTATGAATGATAACTTTTCTTATGAGGGGAACAATGGATATATTGATGCAAAAGGTGTGTTGCATAAAGGGATTAGGAGATTCTTTCTTAAAAATCATAATGAAATTGATATATTTATAATTATTCTTACTGAAAATACTTTTAAATCAAAAACTGCCAATCGGGAGATGTCAGAAATATTGCTGAGCCCTGGAAACTCGAAGGTATTAGTAGTTGCGTCTGGCGATATAACTATACCAAGTTATTTATCAGAGCATTTAATATTGCGTATTTCAGATGATCTTCCCAGCGAAATTAGTAAGATTGCAACTGATATTCTTCGCGTTTCGGGATTAAATAATAACGAAACCGAAGATGATAAAAGTTTAGAGTTAATAAAGACAGTAAACAAATCAGAAACCGAAATAGAGACTATAGCTAAACTAAGGGGGGCTCTTAATTCTGGAAGTCTAACACTGATGTGTGGCGCAGGTGTTTCAATGGCTGCAGGAATACCGGTATGGAACAAGCTACTAGAAAATTTGTTCTATGAGATGCTGGATATTATTAAAAATAATGGAGAAGTTTCATATAATCTCAATGTGATAGAACAAAGCGGTGTGGTTGGGAGAATACCGCCATTAATTCTCGGGAAGTATATAAAAAATAATTTGGAAGATGAGTTTCTTCCTTCATTGCGTAAAGCATTGTATAAATCTCAACCGAAAAGCTGTGAAACAATTAAGTCTATTGTCGAGCTTTGCCGGCCTCAGAGAGATCGAGAATCTATTGACTCAATTATAACTTTTAACTTTGATGGTTTAATTGAAGAAGAGCTATCTAGGGAAAGGGTAATCCACAAGGCTATTTACTCTGAATTGGTTAAGTGTTCTTCAAGTGAGTTGGCCATCTATCATGTTCACGGATATTTGCCAAGAGAAGGCGAGATCAAAGATAGCTCGACGTTTGTATTTAGCGAAGATGGGTACCATAGCCAATTTATTGAACCATTTAGCTGGTCAAATATAATACAAATACAGAAGTTGACACAAAATACTTGTTTAATGGTAGGAATTAGTTTAACGGATCCTAATATGCGACGTTTATTAGATGTTGCATGGAGGAAGAGCCCGGACGAAGCATTACCTCACTTTATTATTAAAAAGAAACCAAACTTATCCGATAAGAAAGCTCAAGAGTTCGTTATTTTTTTAGAAGAGCAAGATGCAAATAGGTTAGGTATCAATGTTATTTGGATCGAAGACTATGATGAAATTCCTAATTTTCTTATGAGACTAATAAGTTAAATGGTAATGAAAACAAAATAAAATAATTACTATGTTTATTGTTACATTGCCAATTAATTTAATGGCAATAAT